TAAGTCACCTACAAAGGATAAAGATGTAATGGATGCAGTTGCATCAGGTAAGTCAATAGCAGAGTTTAACAAAGACATGCAAGGTAATCCTATGTGGCGCTTTACAGATGAAGCACGTGAAATTTCTTCTGACTTCTTAGATACAATTGGTAGAATGTGGGGTCGCGGTTAATGGCACGTAGTTTCCGCGAAGCAGAAGAGGCTTCTAACGCTCAAGGTATATCACAGGCTGCACTTGACTTTGCTTTACAAAATGCAAAAAAGAATCCTACTAAAGAAAACATAGCAATCGCTAAGGATACTTTTACTGCACGTCAGGCTCTTAATACACCTACTAATTACACAAAGATTCTTGCCGATGCACAGGCTGCTACTGCAGAAATTGATAAAACAATTGATGAAGTGAACAAAGACATTACTTCAGTAAATGTTGCTGGTCAAGAGGTCGGTGCTATTTCCCAGCGTATGAACGGACCTGCTTTTGAGCCAATTAATACTGTTACTGGTGGGACAAAAACCAATGAAAACATTGATGCTTTTGCTTTACTAGAGGCACAGTTGCGTCAGTGGGGTCTAGACTCTTTGGCTTCTACATTTATATCGCTGGCTACCCAAGGGTTTAAGCCACAAGAAGCAATGAATAAGATTAAGTACGATACAAGTATTAACCCATCTACTGGCAAAGCATGGAACTCAGAATACACAAAGCGTTTTGCTGGTAATGCAGCCCGTGTTAAGCAGGGGCTTAATGCCTACACTGAGGCTGAGTATCTAACACTTGAAGATTCATACGCCGATACTATCCGCAGAAACAATCTAACCAACCTTATTAGCACAGATGCCGCTTCTAATCAGGCACAGTTTGCTGGATATATGGAAAAGGGTCTATCTGCTACTGAGTTTGCAGACCGTATTGACGAAGTATCTAGCCGTGTAATCTACGGCAATCCAGAAACTAAACAACAGTTTAGAGAATACTTCCCTGCTCTTACAGATGCTGACATTATTAGTTACATACTTCGACCAGATATTACTATGCCAGTTATTAAGACAAAGATTACTGCTGCTGAAATTGGCGGAGCAGCAAAGCAAGTTGGTCTTGCTGCTACATCTAAGGGCATGGCTGAAACGCTTGCTCAGTCTGGAGTTAACAGAGCCGAAGCAGTTGCTGGTTATCAGCAGATTGGTACATTCCTTTCAGATGCTGAACTCTATAGCAAGATTTACAACCAAGAAGGTATTAACTATACACAAGAAACAGCAGAGCAAGACATACTACTTGGTCAAGCAGATGCTGGTAAAAAGCGTAGACGACTTGAATCAATGGCGCGAGCAGCCTTTGAAGGTTCTTCAGGTCGCGTAAGAACAGGACAAACATCAGGTAACACTGGTGAATTTTAAAATCCCTAGACGGACCGACTAGCCCCGTCAGGCGTAAAAGACTAGGAGTAGAAGCCAGCCAGTTTCCCCGAACTGTAACTGTGGTCTGCGAAACTAACAACGATAGAAGGGTGAGGTTGCTATGAGCAACAACAACAACTGGGATAATGACGAAGACCTTGACATCTATTCAGATGCAAGCCAAGACGATACGAATGGTATTAAAGACCTTCGTAAAGCAAAGCGAGCAGACGAAAAGCGTATCAAAGAACTCACAGAAAAGTTGGAAATGTTTGAACGCCAACAGCGTGAGACTACAGTTAAGTCAGTCCTAGAATCCAAGGGAGTCAACTCCAAGGCTGCCCGTCTAATCCTTAAGGATTTAGATGAAGTCAACGAAGAGTCAGTTAATACTTGGCTCAAAGAAAATGGAGATATTGTCGGATACACCGAACCAGTACAAGAAGAGGCTAAGCCAAACGTGCGCGAGTTTACTCGCCAAGATGGTGCAACTCAATTTGCTGCGACTCCCGACGTTTCAGATGAATATGTTGATATGTTACAAAACTATGACGGACACTCTGAAGAGGAATTACTATCCATAATCCAGAGCATCTCTAACAAGATGCAATAACCCAGAAAGAAGGTATCGGCAAATGCCTGATAACTTTACAACTTCAACCTCTGGTTTAGGTTCCAATCTTGTAACTTTGGCATACGATAAGTTGATTGAACTCAACCTTCGTTCAGTGCCACAGTTCCGCGCAATCGCGGACAAGAAAATTGGAAGCCCAACCCACGACGGTTCTTCAATCCGTTTCCAGTTTCACAATGATATTGCTGACACCACAATTGCTGGTGCAACACTATCTGAAACTGTAGACCCAGATGCAGTCGCACTACCAGCAACTACAACACTAGATGTCGCACAGACAGAACTAGGTCGCGTAGTGCTCCCAACACGCAAGTTGTCACTTATGTCACTTGCAGATGTTGACCCATGGATTGCTAACGCAGTCGCATTCAACATGGCAACAACACTAGACAATGGTGTTGCTGCTGTTCTTGATGCAGGTACAAACGTCATCCGCGAATCTGCTGGTGCACTTTCAACAACTGCTGCTAAGTCAACAATCGTAGCATCAGACACATTTAAGGGACGCGACGTTCGTTACGCTGTAACAAAGTTGCGTGCTTCAAACGTTGTTCCACGCGGCGGAATGTATGTTTCATACATCCACCCAGAAGTCTCACACGACCTTCGTACAGAGACAGGTAACAACATCTGGCGTACACCACACGAGTACCAGAATGCTGGTCCACTATTCGCTGGTGAACTAGGCGCATGGGAAGGTGTCCGTTTTATCGAGACACCACGCATGACTAACTCAATCTCAGGTGGTGCTCTAACAGCACTTGCTACTGCTCCTGCAGTAAGCGGTGTTTCAGGTGCATTTACTATCGTGGCAGCAAACGGTGCATTCGGTGGTCTTGCTGAGGTTGGCGATGCTATCTCAGGTACTAACGTAGGTACTGGTGCTTTGATTACTGCAATTTCTGTTGGTGCAACAAACACTACATTTACTGTAGATGTTGCTAACTCAGGAACTGTTGGAACAAACACACTTACAGTTACACCAAAGGCACGTGTTTACAACACTTACGTACTCGGACAGCAAGCACTTGCTGAAGCAGTATGGAAGGAACCAGGCATTGAGTTTGGTAACGTTGTAGATAAGTTGAACCGCTTCCGCCCAGTCGGCTGGCACGGTATCATCAACTGGTCAATCTATCGTCAAGAAGCGCTATACCGCATCGAGACTGCTTCATCAGTTCGTCCATAATCTAAGTATTTAGATTGGTGGGGCAGAGGGAAACTTCTGCCCTATCCATAAAACGGCTTAGGAGGCTACATGGCATACAGATTTACAACACCCACAATCAGCGAAGGACCTGCTGCTGAAGGGCGTTTATTCAGTCGCTATAGGCTCGTGCGTGGCGTAACAGTACTTAAGATAGAGGGAGAGTATTACGAAATTCGATTCCCTTCCTCAGAAGAAATTGCAGATGCAGATGTTGCGTATATCGGGGGATATTCGTATGAAGTCAGTCTAGGAGAAAAGACAGACCTTGAGGCTGCAGGATACACAGTGGAGACAATATGAAACACAGAGAGAAACATCCAGAAGATGTTGAAGATTGTTTTGGTTGCAAGATACTTGGACTTCAAATGAACCCAGGAGATGCTTCTTCACAGAAACAAACCAGCAATAAGAAGTGGGACGGCGAGTTAAACGCTTATCGTGAAGCACGTGCCCAAGGTATTCAACCTGCTGGGACAAGTATGGCAAAGATTCAGGAAGCACGTCGTGCCTCTGATGTCATGGGCAAAGCATTTGATGCTAATACCATGGGTAGTAGTGAAATAATCCAAAATAAAACAGTATCTAAACTCAAAGAAGTAGGAGTAATATAATGCCAATGTTCGGAGCCAAGAAGTTTGATTACACACCAGCAGGTATGAAGGCTGCAAAAGAATATGCCAAGAAGACTAATAAGAAGATGACAGTCAAGAAGGCTGCTAAGAAGGCTATGCCTAAGAAGATGGGCAAGAAGAAGTAATGAAGAAGTATAAGAATCCAGAAATGCGTAAGGCAATGCAACAGACAAAAGAAAAGCCACGCAACATTAAGATTATTAGTGGGAGTGCATCTACCAGAGAACAATTGGTAACAAGCAGTAAGCGTGCTGGTTCAATGGCACAATCTGGTCTTCCAAAGACAACAAAGGTTTCTGCTAAGAGTAAGCCAACAACAGCAGTACGCGCTACAAAGCGCGGCACTCCAGTTCCTATGCCTAAAAAGCCAGGAAAAGGACCAATGGCAAGAATGACTGAACGGGCTACTATGCCTAAGCCAAAGTTTAAAGGACCTAAAAAGCCAAGTAAGCCAGTTACGGAACGTCAATTGCTTGACGTAAAGAACATGACACCTGCAGAAAAGATAGCATATCTTAAGCGTGGAAAGCGCGGCTTCTAATGAAGAAGCACCCAGGATTCAAAGCGACACAGAAAAAGATTGCTGCTCGTCAAGGTCTTTCAATGGAGAGTGCGGGTGCGATTCTTGCTGCAGGTGCTAGAAAAGCATCCAAGAAGGCTGTGGCTAAAAACCCACGCCTAAAGCGTGTTACAGGAGTTAAGAAGGGCAAGTAATGGCATACACCAAAGCAGGCATGCGAGAGCGACTTAAGAACCAGATTATGGCTGGCTCCAAAGGCGGCAAGCCTGGTCAGTGGTCTGCTCGTAAAGCACAGTTGCTAGCACAGGCTTACAAGAAAGCGGGCGGTGGCTACTCAGGTAGCAAGACTAAGGCTCAATCTTCTCTGTCTAAGTGGACAAAGGAGAAGTGGGGTACAAAGTCAGGCAAGCCCAGCACACAGGGTCCAAAGGCTACTGGTGAGCGTTACCTACCCAAGCGGGCTAGGCAGGCTCTATCAGCCTCTGAGTACGCTAAAACGACCGCTGCAAAGCGGGCTGGCATGAAGCAGGGCAAGCAGTTTGTAAGACAACCAAAATCTATAGCAAAGAAGACGGCAAAGTTCAGATGAAGAAAAAAGATTCTCGCCTAGCAAGGGCTGGGGTAGCGGGCTTTAACAAGCCAAAGCGTACCCCTAACCACCCCAAGAAGTCCCATGTTGTTGTTGCCAAGGAAGGCAACGTAGTCAAAACTATTCGTTTTGGACAGCAGGGTGTGAGTGGTTCACCTAAGAAGGCTGGAGAGTCTGCTTCATATGCAGCGCGCCGTAAGTCATTTAAGGCTCGACACGCAAGCAATATATCTAAGGGCAAACTAAGCGCAGCATACTGGGCAGATAAGGTCAAGTGGTAACATGCCAGCACCATTAATCGGAGCAGCAGCAATGGCTGCAGCAAGAATTATTGCAGGGCAAGGCGCTAAAAGGGTATCAAAAAAAGTAGCAACTGCTATGGCTAAAGAGGCTGCTGGTCCAAGGGCTAAGGCTCCGTTTGGTACATATCGTAAGCCGTCTCCTAATAGAAGACCACGTTTGCGCGATACAGACGATACCCCACGTAACACAACTGTTCGTCAACTTGTTGGTCCTAAAACTAAATCTGGCAAGATGATTGAGAAAAAGTTTCCTGCTAAAACTAATACAAAACCTCCTGTAAAAAAAGCAGCAACAAAAACTAAAGCAGAACCACAACGCGTAACTAAAGTTCGTGGTCGTGTTATTGCAATTAGCAAGCCTGCTGCTAACCCACGCATTCGCAAACGCGAAGAAGCACAGTTGCGTATTAGCCGTAGAGAGTATACAGCAGAGCGTCAACGTCAGGCTAAACTAGCAGCACGTAGAGGTAAAAAAGAAAAAACAGAAACTCCAGAAGTTCGTCCAGAACAGCCAACAATTGAATCTAGACTTACTGCTCGTGCTGAAAGCGTTCCAGTTCAATCACGTAATCAATCTGCTATTGGCACAATGTCTCGTGCAGAATTACGTAGATATGCACAATTGCTTCGTGAGTCTGGTGCTAAGGCTCCAAATGTTTCACGAGCACAAATAGCAGGTGGTCGTGCTAGAGCGCTACAACCAACTGCTGAGCGTAGGGCTGCTGCAATTAAAGAAATACAAAAGCGAGCAATTTCCAAGGCTAAAGCACGTGGCATGACAGATGCGCAAATTAATAAAATGATTGCTAATGCAAAGGCTGAGGCTGCTGCTATTGCGAGAAGGGCTAGCAAATAATGACAGCAACATTGGACGTATTAGCAGATGAAGTGATTATGAATCTTGCTGGCTATACGCTGCAGCAAGACCGTACCACACACTTGACTACAAATATAACTACAACTACATCTACACTTTCTGCACCTACAACCTTTTCGCTTGACGCTCAGGAAATTGGTACGGGCATTGTTGAGATTGGTGATGAGTTGCTATGGGTAGATGCGTATGACCGCATCTCTAAGACTGCAACTATTCCGCCATATGGTCGTGGCTTTATGGGTACTACTGCTACCACACATGATGCTGGAGACCGAGTAGTTATTACTCCTACATTTCCACGCTCATCTGTTAAGCGTGCTATTCAAGATACTATTCGAGCCATCGGCTCGGCTATCTTTGCTGCAAAGAATACATCCTTTAACTACAACTCAGTTGTAGATACATATGCTTTTACAAATTTAAACATCCAAAACATCTTGCGTATGTCATGGCAGGACATTGGTTCTAGCAAGCGATGGATTCCTATTAATAAGTTTACATTTGATTCATCGCCAGATTCAACCACATGGGGTTCTGGTTCACAGACTGTAACTATTAACGATAGATACATCCATGCTGGTCGCAAGATTAATGTTAGTTATGCAACATCACCAGCAAATCTAAGTACAACATCTACAGATTCATTTGCAGCACAGACGGGGCTACCCGAATCAGTAAGAGATGTAATTGTGCTTGGAGCATCATACCGATTGCTATCATTCCTAGACCCTGCACGTAATGCTCTAACCAGCCCACAGGCTGATGAACTAGACAGCAAGCGTCAGTATGGTTCTGGTAACACAGCAACACGTGCACTATATCAACTCTATGCAACACGCTTGGCTGAAGAAATTCAGGCACAGCAACAGCAATATCCCCCACGCATTCGCTACAGCCGATAGGAATCTGAATGACAACCCGTAAATACTCATCCCGTTCGCAGAAGACAACGCTTGCTTCTTCTATTAACTCTGGTAGTAGTTCTATCACAGTCGTATCTGCTACAGCCCTGCTTGGTGGAGTAACGATTGCTGCTGGTGAAACCTTCACAGTTGTTATTGACCCAGATACAGCCCTTGAAGAAATTGTAGACGTATACAAGGTTGATGGTAATCCAGTATCTGGAAACATTCTATCAATCGCAAGAAACATTGATGGCTCGTCTGCACAGGCTCACTCTGCTGGTGCAGAGGTTCGCCACATGGCTATTGGTCGCGACTATCGCGAGTCTAATACTCACATTGAAGCAACCACAGGACACGGTGCAACTGGTGCTGTAGTTGGTACAACTAACACTCAGACTCTTACTAACAAGACTTTAACTTCTCCAATAATTACAACTCCTATTATCTCAAGTCTAACTCTTGGGGATGGAAACATTGTATTTGAAGGCGCTACTGCAGATGCTTTTGAAACTACTCTTACAGTTGCAGAC